ATTGGATTGACTATATTTGTTGAACTACTAACGTACTCAGGTAAATGAAATCTAGCCAACCAACGGAACATCCTATCTCGGTACATTTCCGATTTTAATCTCATATTATTAACGAGATAATCGACTTCGGTTTTATCGATTGCGATTGAGTTATCCGGTTGCGCTTTAAATATTCCATTATTATTAACTTTATAAGCTCCGATTAATAAATATTCAACCGCTGCCGCTGCAATTATAAACGGAACTATATAACCCTCATATAAAGTTAAATAATCACCCTCCAAATCGTCGTTTTCAAAGTCTAAGCAAATCTTATTGTATAAAGTTTCGCCTAAAATCTCCTCAAGTCTAGTTCTTTGAGCGTCTGCGATGCAAGGAATATATAAATCAATATCAATATTCCCGCCTAAAAGCGTGTTTTTTGTTAATTCGTTTTCTCGAAGTAGTATTGTCGTTGCCATTATTGTCTATAATTTGGAGTTAATGACCAAAAATTGTTACTCGGTGAGGCAATTTGTGCCACCTCAACCTCGTTTTGTTGCCATTGCGCTTGAGGTCTGTCTGCCGGATCTAAGTCTAAAATCATTTTTCGAGCCTCGTTTACGCCTATTTGTTTATTATTTTTACGTAAATATATTTTTCTCATCCAAAAATGGTTACAATTTACGCCACCTTTGTAAAGCCAAATTGAATAGTTATCCGCTCCGTCCGGTCCAAGTCCTGGATTAACAACTTTTGTCTCAGCAATTGTAATATCCTCTTTGCGATAAGTACGTCCAGCGCTTATCATTTTATTACAAAAATCTCTTTGAGCGTTAAAAGCTCCCTCGTAAGAATATCGTATCTTAAAAAGCTCCGTGTCTTGTTCGCTTGTTACATTTGGGAAACTTGCAAAGGACTTAGCTAAGTTTAAAGTTATTTCGTTAATCTCTAGCTCTTTTGTTACCGGTATCGCGTCAATCTCAATCCACTCGTCCTCGTTTAAGATTTCGCCCATTTCAATCAAAGCGTCGGCCACTCCCGAAAGTCCGTTGTCGTCTTTTGAACAGCAAACGTGTTGACTTGCTAATTGAGTCGGAGCAACTATTGGAGTTTCTGTAATTATCGGCTCCTCACTTCTTAGGCTTTCAAATTGTAAGTCCAAAGTAATTCCGTTAACGGCGAATATCTCCATTAATCCGTCTAAAATAATCTCTTGTTTTGGACGAATAACATTTATCATTAATTCAGCAAAGCCAACTTTTATCTCCTCAGCATTTGAGCTAAAACCGTTTGCCTCTTTTATCCCTACTAACATCGGAGACGTTAGTTTATGAGACGTACAAAGTTGCTGTCTAGCCTCTGTGCTTAAGTAAGCATATTGCTGGTGAGCGTCCGAAACTTCCAAAGCCGAAATTGTTATTTCGCTGTCTTTGTTATCGTTCCAATTTAAAAAGAATGCTCCGGCGTTTTGTGATCCGGTTAAGTGTTTTCTAATTTGTCGAGTGTTCTCTTGGATTGTCTCTGCGCTTTCCTGTATTCCACAATTCATATTTATAATATGACCGAATGACAACCCCTTTTGAATGTGATTGATTGAGTAATTGCTAATTTCCTCCTCCATTTTAGCCCACGAAATCCCTGAGACGTAACTTGGATTGCTATAATAAAATTGTCCGACCTGGTAGTCTCTAAAAATGTAAATTTCAGAGCGTTCGCTTAAACCCTCTCCAAAACCAAAAGCGTCAAAGCGTTCCGGCTTATATTTATTTACATTTGAAAAATCATAACTATAATAATATCCTGTAATGTCTCCCTCTTCATTTGCAACCTCCGGAGCAATCCTTTGCTTAGCAATATGGAAACATCTTTGTATTTTATTATTAATATATTTTACCTCAATCGATGCCTCGCCAAACATTTCAAAATCTTTGCATATTTTACGCAAATCTTTTTTAGAAACTAACGACATAATCGCAGCCCACTCGCTAGGTTTTTTCGCTTTGTCATCCGACGTCAAACCCTTACCATAAATAAACTGACTATAAGAGTCAATTATCGCTGAGTTAGTTGGTGATCCGTTGTAAGCGTCAATAATAGTTTGATAAAAACTATTTTTATCTCCATTCAAAACCCATTTTTTTCCGGCAACTTCTCGAATTTCCGGACGAATGTAGTTTGATAGGTTTATAATTTGTAATTTCTCCATAAATTTATACTTTTAAAACTCCTTTGTTGAGTTGAAAATTCTCGAGGTCAGTTTGTGCGGTTGCGAATGCTTTGCCTCTATATATCAAAACGTCGTCTTCATTGATTGTAATTTCAAAACTTTGCCCCTCAATTAAAATAGGCTCGTCAAAATCTAATATTAAAACGTTGTTTTGATAAAATGAGCCTAACATTTCAATTTCAAATATAATGTCTCGTAACTCGTCACGTAAAAAAAACGTCAATTCGCCTCCATTGTAAGATCGAGGAATGCACTTGAATTGAAACGGCGCTGTTAAATTAAATATCCACATATTAATATAACTAAAAAAAAGCGTTTTGTAACAAAAAAAGCCACCGAAGTGACTTTTTTTTAAACAAACTATGAAAGAAAATTAGGAAACAACCACGTTGCTAACCAAAGCGAATAATGCGCTCTTAGTTGCTGAGTCCAAAAATGGACTTAAATTGCTCTCTTCTCCAGCAATTGTCAAAGTGAAACCTGACAAGTCAGCTCCAGCTCCTCCGGTTACTTTTGTGCAATTTGACATCGTTCCGTTAGCTGCACCAACTAAAAGAATATTTCCATTATAATCCTCTACGAAAACGTAAGGACGAGACGCGCAAATTAATTGAACCTGAGCTTGTAAGTCAGCCGATAATTTTGGAAGTGTAACCGCTAAAGATTGAGCGTTTAAAAATGTTCCGTTATCTTGTGAACTTGTTCCGGTTTCTGTTAATGTATTTGTTGTAGCTTTTACTTCGTATTTGAAAACTTCATCCAAAGATCCCAAACTTGTAACCTCGTGAGCTGCAATTACAAAACTATAATCGTCGTAATTGGCGAAGTATAGATTTTTGTAGCCACCTCGCTGGTCTTTACAGCCTAGCAGTTTTCCCGCTGAAATTAGACATGCCATATAAAATTTTTTTTTTATTAAAAACCGCCCAAATTAATGAGCGGTATTTATGTTAATATTATGCTTCGTAAGATAACCAAACAATTTCCTCAGCGTTGTAATATCCAACCCCTACAGCGTAAACCACTTTCCCTCTAACTTTCCCAGTTAGTAAACCAATTTCGTCTTCGTCAACCAAAGCAACTTGATTGTAATCAGCTGTTAAACCTGCAGCGAAAACTAAGTTTTTACGCTCGTAGATAACAACTGTGTTAGCTGGCAATCCGTTTAATACCACTAAATTGTGACGTCCGAATGCTAAAGGAAAATCAGTGTTCCCCATTCCGTAAGTGATTCCTTGAGTTGACAAGTGAAAAGCGTAAGCCTGAGCAACGTCCGGAGAAACCGCAAGAATTAACTCTTTATTTCTCAAAGCAACTGGCAAGTCGTTTAAAGCTGGTTTCAAATATTTAGCTAATACATTACCCTCAGTAACCACAGCGTCAGCAGTTGGCTTGTTAACGTCTCCGTCAGCAGCGAACAAAGTTAACCAACCGTCAAAGTTAGTTGAAGACGTCCACATGTCAGACTCTAATTTTTCACCGATAGCTCCTAAAACTTCCGCTTGGATTGCGTCCATTATGTCGCTAGGTGCAGTTGCGTTAGCAGCTCCTCCGCCCATAATTCCGTCAGACCAAGTTTGTCTGAAATCTTCTTTACAAACATCAAAATCGTTTTTGAATTTGAAAGGCTCGATTACATTTTCGTTTAATACGATTGTCCCAGCTGGAGCAAAACCGCAAGTGTAAGCAGTCGTTCCGTCTGTGTAAGCGATTTTTCTCAAAGAGATTTTAAAGTTTACGTTTTCAGCGATAGTTACCGCTCCTTTTTCTATTGTGTCAATAGTTTTGAACGCTTGACCGATAATTGCACCGGCAGCCGTTCCGTTGTAGTTTGATGATACAGTTGTAGTTGTAGCCATTTTTTTAAATTATTTTTTTAAGTTATTTAATATTTTTTGTGATCTAGTTAGTTTCACATTTTTTGTTGAAGTTTCAGCAACTTCCGGTTTTGCTTTTGTTGATGCTTTCACCTCAACTTGAGTAGTTTTAACTTCAGTAATTTGAGCGCTTAATTCGGTACGAATAGCCTCGATTTGTTTTGAAACTTCAACGCTCATATTGGTAACGATAGCTTTTATCATTTCCTCCGTTGTCATTTCAACCTCAACCTCAACGCCAGCCTCCGGAGTTTCAACCTCCTCAACCATTGCGTCTTTAATCTCAGCAATTAAACCCTCTTCGGTAATTACTAAAACTCTTCCGTCTTCAAGTTCGTGATCCCCAATTGGAGCAGCAACTTTGTCACCATTTTCAGCAACGATAAAAACCGCTTGCCCAGCCTCAAAAGACTCAGCCTCTAAAATAGTCACACCATCTTTTAGCATCATTGTTTCCATTGCAACCTCTACGGTTTCAACGGTTTCAACTTGCTCGGTTTCTGTCGATAATGTAATCGATGCAAAACCCTCTTTTATTGCGTTAACAATACTTTCTAAATTCATATTAATTTCTGTTTTTAAATTTACTTTCTCCATGTCAAAGACTCCGTCAATCGAAAATCCTTTGACTTTGCCAGTTTTAACGTAGTCGTTCCAAATCTCGTCGTTATTAACTTTCATTAATCCAAACCAAGTTCCAACCTCTTCGTTAAATCCGTAGTGTACTGACTTATCGTGTACCTCGTCTTCTTTAATCCAACTTTCAACAAACGTAACATTTTGAATTTGCTCTCCAGAGTGTTCAATAGTTGAATTATTTTGATAACCTTTTAAGGCAAAATTTTGTTGAACTTGTTTAATCGTTTCTTTTGGGAATACGATATTAAATTCGTGTCCGTCCTGATTTCTATAAATAGGTTGGTTAGGAATTAATATTGCACCCATTAAAATTCTTTGCTCCTCGTTTACGGTTGCAAGTTTAATTTCTTTTTGTTTTGATAGTGTTATAAAATTAACTCCTATCGCTGGATCCGAAACTAAAGACACAGCATAAACTCCCTCGTTTTCCTCTTCGTTAAATAAAACTTTGTAAGTCTCCATATTACTATAACTTTTTTTTTGTGTTTTGTTATAAACTTTTTGCATTAAATTTTAATTTAATGACATAACTTTTTTTCATTTTTAAGGTTTTAACCTTAAATATTTAACATTAATTCTAAGGCTCTTTTTAAGCGTTTATTTTAATTAAAAGGACTTTATATATATTATATTGTCTTTTTAAAGTTTTTTAATTTAACGCAAAATCCTAATAAAATCAATACTTCACAGCTCAAGATTTTATCTATCGTAAATATTTTTATAATAGATTTTATTTATATTAAATCGATGCGTTTGATATAATATTTCTATCGAGAGCCTGAGCTGTCGACACGTCTGAGGCCACCACATAACTTTTTATCGGAGTTTGACTTTGACTTCCAATTGTCTGAGCGAGTTGGTTTGTCGAACTCGATCCAACCGTGTTGAAACTTGGAGGCGACGGCATCGCCGCTGCAGTTGGAGCTGTACCTCCTCCACCTCCTCCGCCTGGCACTTGTACTGATAAAATTTTATTTACATTTGCAATTCCTGAGGCAACAGCAACTCCAGCAGCAACCGCTCC